GTACAAGGCCAAACTTTCCCTAGCGTGATCCTGCATTACGCAGGCCTCAAGGCCGAACGGGAACTACTTGAACGCTCGCCAAATTACCTCGTCGTCGGACTGACTCGCCACACCAATCAACTTTTTATCCGAGACGAAACAGCTGGCGAATCAAACGACATCACCCGGTTCATCAACGACTCCGCACCGGTCTCATTTTACGCGGACAAATCCAACATCGACCTGAACGCACTCGACGCGCTCCCTAACATCAAACCCATCACCGCCGAGGACACCGACGACTCCCCTGTCCCTTATGCCGCCAACAACACCGACGAGAACGCATGCGCGACATTACTTCACAAGTATTTCCCCGCACCCCTCTTGACGGAACAACAAGCCACCATGACCACACACCTTGACCATGGCGAAGACATTAAAGGTGTCATGAGACTCGAACAAGTTTACACAGATGAATTCCACCAGGCCGGCCCCCATTACGTCCACAAATTCATTGCCGGCCAACGAGTCAAAGTCACCCGTTCCACAGACCAAAGAATGCTCGTCAAATCCATGCTCAAACGTCTTACCGCCCACACGAAAAACCTCCCTGAAGTTTCCGCCGAACGCCTTGCAAAGCGTCTCTTCGAGAATCTTGCAGCGGAATTCGATTGGACCGTTTCCACCGCCGATTTACACACTTGCCTCGTGCAAGCGATGGACAAATTCGAGAATCGTGGTCACGACCTTTCGGAACTCAAAGACGTAGCATCCTGGACTGAGCGCTCCACGAACATGGTCAAAGCTTTCCTCAAATCCCAACAGAAACCTTGCAACGGATCCGACCCCAATACCAAAGACAAAGCCGGACAATGCATATCTGCCTGGGACAAAACTCTCAACTTCCAAATCTGCGCCTGGACCCGCCTCCTCGAGCTCGTGCTGGTCAAACAATCCAAAGGGAACGTCATTATCACGTCTGGCATGACCGATCTTGAAGTCATGACGCTTCTTGAACAGGACGGTATCCCCAACGACCGCTATTTGGAAAACGACTGGACCGAATTCGACTCCTCCCAGAACAACGTCGGCCGGAAAATCTTCTTGCGAGCACTGACGAAGATAGGCTGCCCCGAGAACCTCCGCACCCTCGTCGCTGCCCAACTATCCTCTCGCACCATCGCTTGTACTGCCCTCTCATTGGTTGTCAACGATAAGAAAGACTCCGGCGCCCCTCATACACTCATCGACAACTGCCTTTTCAACATGGCCGTGTGTATGGACATCATGAAAGACTACCGCAAACTGTACATCAAAGGAGACGACTCTCTCGCTCGTGGTCCAGACGTATCTTTCGACATGGAGAAGCTTAAACAATACGCATCTGAATGCAGTTGGAAATTCAAACCTGCATCTGGCCCATCCGGGAATTTCGTTTCTTTCATCATCAACAAACAAGGTTGCGCTTT